TTTTTCATTTACACACCTTGTTGTAGTTAAAAAAAGGGCCGTTTTTAGGCGGCCCTTTAAATTATTTATTATGCTCCTGGAGAACCAAAGATACCTCTAGGGTCAGAGAAACCAAATACGTATCTCTCTCTAGCTTTGTATCTAACGTTACCAGTATCGAAGTCACCTTCCATAGAAGTTTTGATCGGTGATCTTACGAAATGTTTTAGACCATTTGGAACATCAGTTTTGATGAAAAATGCATCAGGATCTGTTAAGTAGTGATTAACTACATAACCTTGAGAAATCATTCCCATGTTCTTGATTGCATTGATATCGTTATCTGCTGTACTTGTTCTACCATCAGACTTCATAAGTCTGTCAGCAGTAAATTGAAGCTCAGAAGGAATAATCATTTTCATTCCTCTAGCCGCAATTTTTAGTCCTCTTTCGTCAGTAAACGCCGCGATGTCAATTAAAGACTGCTCTAAAGAAGTTTCGTTTAAATCAGCAGAAGTTGCTAATTCATTTGCGAAAGTTCCAGAAAGCGTAGGGTGAGCCGTAGAACATAGTTCCACTCCATCACCACCAGCAAATGCTGCTGTGAACGCATTGTTCAATACAGCTGCCGCTTTAACTTGTTTAGTGTTTGCCATAGATCTTGCTAACGCTTTTGTATATCTAGACGCAAGTCTGTCATACAAGTTATCTTCGATAGCTTCTTCTGTGATTGCAAACGCTAACGCAATTGTTTCGTTTGTGTAACGAGCTGTGAAAGTTTCTTGCGCATCATCGAATGATACACCTTGACCTTCAGGTTTAACTGATGCATTTCCGAAACCACTTAACATTACTTCCTCTTCGAAAGCTCTGTCAGATGATTCTGTGTCAAAAATCTCAGAATGCTCGTTAGCATAGTTTTTGTATTCAAGTCCGAATAGTGCATTCAAACCTGGTTCTAGTTCTTTAACTAGCTGTGCTCTTGATATTGCCATGTTTATTTATCTCCTATTCGATATTAGTTATACAACGCAGATAGAGGAGTAATCATAACGACTACGTCAGCCCCACCTACTGTTAGGTCTTTTTGACCCGGGATATTAGCTGATCTAACTAGTTTAAACATATTTGTTGTAGCACTTGTTGCTGCTATGTTTAATCTTTCGTCAGACATGCCACTTCTACCAGTAGCGCCATTATCACCTGTGTTGAACGTTTGACCAACATTAGTCAAAGGACATGCTGCGTTTGTTCTAATGTTATATTCCTGAAGAGGATTATCCATTACAAAAGCGGAACCTGAACTTGAACCTGTGTTGTAGTCAACAGCGAAATTTGTTCCACTTGGAACAGAGTTCGCCCACGTTGGTTTTGATGTTGCTGAGTCAACCCAGAATGCACCATTGAATACACCTACTAGTCTTGAAGTAGCTGTAGCATTAGTGAATCCTGCACCACCTGCAGTATCATCGTCTAGTGAGTCGTAAGTTGCATCTTGAATAGAACCTTTTTCAGCTGCCTGTGTCCCTATGTTTAGAGAAACGGGGTCGCCTTTAAAGATAGTATTGAAAGCTGCTCCTGCGTAATCATATAACTGGTATTCAGATTGACCAGATGTTGCAGGTGTTGAACCTACAGTCATCACGGCTCTACATCCGAATCCAGCTGTACTATTATTAGCCATATTTATTTTTCCTTTACTATGTACCTGCCCCTAAGGGCCTCCAGTACGGTTTATTTTATTTTTGTTGGATAGGAATTACTAAATAATTAGTCTTTCTTTGTACCACCAAAAGTTACACGTGTCTGTCGTTCTTGATTGAACGGCATACTTGGGTGCTGATCCTTTAGTAAATCGTTTTTAATTGCTTCGTCTCTGTCCTGTACTTGTTTCTTATAGTACTCTTCACGAGATTTCGCGATTTCCTCTGGTATCCTAGCCAGCAATAGGCCTCCTACTCCGATAACTCCTGCATGTTTTCCATCCTTAAGCGTGGGATAATCAGAATCAGGATATTCATCCGCTCTAACTAATTCCCATCCGGATCTTAACTTTCCAGCCATGTTTTTTGTGTCGTCAAAACCCATAGTTTCAGCTCTAATCCATCTGTGCCTAGTACCTGGTGGGGCATCAGGGGCATCTAGTGATGAGGGTGGAGTCCAAGTTCTTTTAGCTTCCGCTTTAGTTCTTGTTTGACTCGCACGAGAAGTTTTTATTTTTTCGTTTTCCATATGCTTATATTCCTTCCGTGATGTTTAATTGTTTCGCATAGTCTTCTAATGGCACGCCTAATCTTTTAGCAATTGCTACCTGTGATGGCGAGAGTCTCACAGTTTTTTTGCGTCCTGTTGGGGCTGAACGTTTAGCCGACGCTACATTCTGAGCAGGTTTTGCTCTTTCTGTAGTTGTACCCTCCATCTTATCAAATTTATGGGGGAATTCAAGTCTTATTCTTGAATCTACTTCCTCATAATATTCGTTAGATTGCGGGTCATATCCCTCTTCTTCCACCAATTTTTTATGAAGATCAAAGGCAGTATGAGTCATTGCTGAGTCACTACCAAACCAAGTGTTTTTACTAGCCCAATCTTCTGCTTTAGGGTCAGTTTGTGCTCTTCTAGGTGTAGGGGCCTGATAAGGCTGTTCTACAACTCTTTTCTTTGGTTGTTCTTCATTAAGTTTTTTTAGTGCTCCTAATCTTGATGCATCTTGAGCAAGTTTAGCCATATTTTCTTGAGCTGTTACTTGATCATCTACATTACCAGCTTCAATAGCTACCCTTAATGCTTGTCTTGCAGCATCCATATTTGTAGTAACTCTTGATTCAAACTCATTAACATAAGATTGATCTAAAGTAGAAAGTTTCTTTTCTAATCTATCTTTATCTAATTTAGTTGCTTGAGCAAAATGAACAGCTTCTTCTCTTTGTCTTTCAGCTTCTCTCATTTTACGAGTTAATTTAGAAATACGTTTTTGAACGCTATCACTATAATCTTGTAACTCATCTTCTGGTTTTTCTTTTTTAAGTTTTATTTCTCTTTCATTTTCAAAAGATTTATCTTCTGAAACTTGTTCAACTTCTATTTTGTCTTCAACAACGGCTTCTACCTTTTCAGGTTCTCCTTTGTCGTCTAAATTAATATCAGCACCTACTGTTTCGCCAACATCAATTAACTCTTCTGATTGTTTTATGTTTTCTGGCATAGTTTCTCCTATGATTGTTAAATGAAATGAAGAAGAGATTCAGGATCTTTAACAGTTCCTAAAACTTCATCATCGTTAAGTATTCGCACTTCTCCACCTTCAATAGGTAATCTTGAACCCGCATAACGAGCAAAGATAACCCAATCTCCTTTTTTACACCAAGGTTCATTAAATTTTTCTTTATCCTTGTATGCTAGATCTCCCATCTTTAAAACATAACCACATGATGTAGCTATTCTTGCTTTGTCTAAAGTTTCTTGAGAAAATAATATTCCTCCATCTGATTTATTTTTAGGAGTAAATGGTAAAACTAAAAGTCTGTAACCTACAGGACTTGGTAGTTCATCAACAGTTTCAGTTCCAATATTTTCTGGAGTTAAAGGTTCTGGTTCTGGTGGTAATTTTGTTTTCTCTTCTTCGTATTTTTCTTGAAGACCAAGTTTAATTTTTGGTACTTCCTTGCCCGATGTCGATAACGTTTCCTTGCTCATCTTTTTGCTCCTTAGGTTTTAGCAGGTTAGAGATTTCCTGTAATATTATTTCATAGGCATGTGCCTGACCCAACATATACCTATATTTTTCCATATTGTCAACAGCTCCTGCTAACATAGCTTCGGTAATGCTTTCTTTAGTTGCTTTTATTCTTTTTCTTATCTTCCCTATCATTGTTATATCGTCCATCTTCTCTCCTTATATTTTGAATTGTTGCAATACTAGTAACTTTTCTTCAGCATTTGCGATCTTTTCTATTTGTTTATCTACTTCTTCTATGTGTTGTGGATGTTCTCCAATACCTACAGAATTTTCTAAATAAATTTTAAGTGTAGCATCTGCTTCTGATATTTGTGCATTATATCTATCTTCCAGTGCTGTTAATATTACTTCTCTCATTTTTTTGCCACCTTATCTTTGTTAGGACCTTTTTTAATTATATAGTCTTGAGTTCCATTAGCACCTGCATTAACTTCTTTTTTTAAATGTCTAAATAGACTCATCTCTTTGATTTTCTTATAGTTGCTTTTTAAAAAAGTTTCAAGGAGTTTTGTATCCCGCATTTAACACTTCCACCTACGTCTAGCTTGTCTTATTCTAGAATTAGGATCATTTCTTGTTTCGGCTGATGAGTTTTTTAATTGTCCTGCTGATCTTGCACAATATGACTTACGTCTATTTGCAGATTTAGATCCGGGTTTAACTTTACCAGTTACTGCTGTTTTTAATTTTGATCCAGGGTTGGCTGCTCTATAAGCTTTAACACCTTTGTCGGTCATTCCAGCACCAGATTTAGTTGGTCTGTAATTTGCTCCAGGGCCTTTAGTAGTTTTTCTAATTGTACCGCCTTTAGCAAAACCAGGAGCGTTGATCATACTACCATAATATTTTACTGAACTAGGATTAGATACTTTTGTACCACCTAAGTTACCTTTAATATAACTTCCGTCATATTTAGTACTAGGCATTTTCATAATTATTTTTTCTTTTTAGGTTTTTTCTTAGCCGTCTTAGCACTGTTTATAAATGCTTGTTTTGTTGGTGCACCTTTAGTTCCAACTTTTCTCATTTTCTCACCTGAGCCGGCTTTGATTCTAGCTTTTTTAGCTGCGATGTTTGCGTATAGTCCTGGTTTAGCCATTGTGTACCTTTCCACAGTCTTTACAGACGTCAATAGTTACTGGATTAGTTTCTATGTTTGCACATTTACATCTTTTACCAAAAACTTTATCTACTAATTTAGTATAAACAGTTCTGATAATTTCATATGGCCAACATAAAAAGTTTTTCATTATTTTACTTTGCCACCTTTTTTCATAAAGCCCATTTTATTTCTAACTTTTTTAGGTAGTTTACCTAGTGATTTTTTCTTTGCTGCTGGCACTGCTTTTAAAGTTTTACCACCTGCTTTATACATAGGTCTGTTCATCATTTGCTTGCTCCTCTAGACTCATCTCTTCTAGATTTAAAACTTTGTGATTTAGTAGATTCTTTTCCTCTTCTTGATCCTAGAGATTCATCAAGTCTAGCGTTAGCGCCTTGTTTTTTTTCAGCGTTTCCGTATCTTGATTCATAGGGTCTTGTTCCATAATCGTTTCTCATAATAGTTGCTCCTTATTTTTGTTTTATCAAATTTGTTGCCTTAAGTCCATAGACGCTTTCAATGACACCTACGAAAATTGTTTGGTACCAAATTGGTAAATTTCCAAAGTGCAGAAAGAATAACTCCATTTTCTCCATGTGTACAGGATTATCTGACCATACCGACCATCCCAGCATTACGATGGGCACTGAAAGCAAAATTAAAATAAATTCGTCTTTCCAATCTGATTGTCTAGATTCTAAGAGTTTGCCTTGGTAAGCTTCTTTACCTTCAGCCATACGAGATGCGTGCATAAGCTGTGCATCTGACATAGCCATTTTAGTTCTCTGTTTATTAGCGTATATTTTTGAGCCCGCAGAAACGGCTAATTTAATTGCCGATAACCACATGTTAGTACCAGGTAGCTTTTTTAGATTTTGTAGCTAACATTCTTTTAGTTCCTCTAACGTCAGCAACATCACCTTGGGCAACGTAATTTCTTCCTCTAATACTTGTCTGAGATCTAGGATCTAGGTGCAAGTTTTGAGAATCAATTTTTACATCAACACCACCGGTTTTGTAACCGTCTTTGTTAATGTCAGTCGCTGTTGGTTTTGTTATTTTCATAATTATCTCCTAAGTTTTAGTACACTATCTTCGAGGACCTTTCAAGACATTTACGTCTTGGGCCTTCATAGCATCTGAGGTTAATTTAACTTCTGCAGACATTTCGGACTTAGCCATGGCTGTATCAGCCCTTAAGTTAGCTAAATCTTCATTTTGTTGTATTTTCTCTTTAGCTAGTTCTTGACCTTGTAAGAACTTAGTTTTATCTAAATTAAGTCTAGCTTCGTCTTCAGTTACTTTACGTTCTGCATCCATAGCTTTTAGATCAACTTCTCTTTCTTTAAGAGATAGTAAAGGATCATGATCAAAGTTAGATGTAATTTTCTTTTCTTCATTCATAAACTCTTCAGTCATCTCAGCAATTAGAATAGCTTTTCTAGCTTCTATCTTTTGAGATATTTGGTCGAACTGTTGTTTAGCTTGAGGATTCTGAACTGCAGCTTGTTGTAGTTGTGGCAACATTTGCATTTCTTGTTGGAACTCTAACTGAACTTGTTCTTGTGCCATTATAGACATGTGCTCCAATATATTTTTCTCTAACGCTGCTGTAATGCTAGGATTATTCTTAACAAAATTAGAAGCCATAAAGTTTAAATGTGAGGTTATGTGTGCTCTATGATCTTGACCTGGAAACGCTTGAAAAGGTTTTTGACCCATTGCATCAATGTGTTCTAACGCCGGATCTTTAGGTTGATTCTGTGGAGGTGGTGGTAAAATTCTATCAATATTTTTTACACCAATAGCCATGTACATATCTCTATACGCTTCATACATATTATGCATTGGCGGATTAGATTGAGCTAATTGTAATTGCGTTTGCGCCATTGATATTCTCTGACTCATTGAGAATATGTTTGGATCAGCAACTGGTAGGATATCTACCTTATCATCAAAGTCAGTTTGTTTTACATTCCTTGCAGCACCCGGAACATCATAAGGATATTCAGGAGGCAAGTATGTTCCAAACACACCAGCTAATAATTTAAATTCTTGCTTAAGACTTACGTACAGTCTTTTATGTATCGCTGACATCACTCTTGAACCACGTTCTAAAAGAGCTACGGTTGTACCAACAGCCGCCTGCTGATTCCCGTCACCAACCTGCATGTCAGCAATGGACGCGAAACGCTGTCCTGCTTGAACTACAATTCCCATCAACTGTAATAAAGTTTGTGATGGTTCTTTGTATGGTAGGAATACGAAAGCATCTTTTAGGTTACCACCTGGAGTGTCAACGTCTTTAAATTCTCCGGGTTGTATATTAGCGGCATCGTCTTTTACTCTGACACCTCTTTGTTTAAATCCTGCTGGCAAGTTTGATAAAGTCCCTGCGTCTAATAACTGACGGAGAGCCGCAGTTGCAGTACGACTTAGTCCGCCAATCATATGAATTAATCCTAAACCGTAAAACCCTAGTCCAGGCAGAAATTTGAAATGGACGAAATATTGGATCTTAAGTTTCTTTGGATCATCTTGAGCAAAGTTTCTTCTTATTGATAAAACTTTCCTACTACCTTCTTCGATCGTAACGACGTAAGGTAATTTTATTCCTGTTGGTTCGCCATCTTGACCAACGTCTTCGAATCCTTCTAAATCTAAATTAACGTGACATTCTAAAATTGTATATAACGGATCTACTCTTTGTGATTTGTTAACACCTTCTACTTCACGTTCTTTGTCTTCAAGATCATTAGTAACAGTACCTGTTGGTTTTGTAAGTTCTATGTCTGAATAGAAACCTGCAACCATTTGTTTTTTTAAATCATTCTCCGACATTTTAACAACATGGATGACTGATTCCGCATCGTCTAATGAGGTAGCCGTGTACGGAACAACAAGGTCATCGGCTGGAATAAACTTAGAAACCGCTCGTCCCAGTAAATCGTCATAATAAACTTTTTTAAATGTTGAACCTGATAATGGAAGGTAGAATAACATCTGATCAAACTCAGGTTCGTACTCTTTCATTTGATCCATCAATTGATAGTTCATAAAATTTTTAACTCTTTGTGATTGCTGTTCTTTAGCAGGATCACTTAATCCCATAACTTGTGTTCTTACGGGTCCATCAGAAGGCAGTAATTCTTTGTAAGCTAATGATTGAAATTGTGTAACTGCTTCAGCAAGTACCGGGTGAGTTGCACCTGATGCTCCTTGAAAAGGTTCTGTTCTGTTTGTATATTTAAATCCTAATAAATCTAGGCCTACTATGTAAGCTCTTTCCCATTCAGCTCTACCTTCTTTGTATTCCATGTAATCGCTTTGTAGTTGATTACCCATGGCGCTGGTATCGTCTTCGGGAAGTAAATCGTTTAAGTTTGCAAAGTGATCTCCGCCGTCTTCTGGCATTTGCATTGCATTAGGGTCAAAATCAATTGTTGCCCCATCTTCGTCTTCTGTAATTTCTACTGGACCATTTCCGGTATCTTCGAACTCTTCAACATTAATTTCCTCTGCAACTTCATCTGTAGGTATATTAACGTTTGGGAGAGTCTTATCTATATCTGCCATATTTATTCTCCTGTATTGGTTTATCTTGTTTTTTCTCTTTAATCAACCCCTGTGGATTTGGTCCACTAACTGGCGGAATTTGATCGAACTTAACATACTTCATATTTTTTACAAGTGTTGGATTTTTTTTAGTCATATCAACTTCCTTTAATACTGTTTGCAAATTGTCTTTGTTCAGCTCTTTCAAACATTTGTTCTTCCGGTGATAAAGCGTTAAATCTTTTTTGATCTTCATAACCTAACTTCCCTACATTGTAAACAGCTTCACCAGCTAAAGCTGCTAGACCAACTGGGTTAGCAAATCTTGCCGCTTTCATAGCATACTTTGGATTAATTGTAGTCGCAAATTGTGCCGCTTTTTTAAGAAGTGGGTTTTTAATTTTATCAGTAGTGCTTGTTGCAGCTTTTATCATACCCGGTGCTAATGCAAGTTCTCCCGCAAGTATTGTTCTATCAAACGAACTTTTTGGATCGATACCTATTGCAGCATTTATACCAAGACTTAAAGGAAGACCTGCAGCATTTAATAAATTTCCTAAAACTTTTCTACTTGTTTTAAATGCAAGAGTTCCAGCTGCTGCGCCACCTATTGCAGCTGTTTCAGTTCCACTTAATCCTTCGGAATCATCACCAGCCATTGCTCCTCCAGTTGTTCCAATTATAATGGCTAAAGCCTGTGCTGCCGCTTTACCTTTAGAACCTCCTTTATCAGCTATTACTTTAAGTTTTTTAACAAGGTCTAATTTATTTACTGATTTTTTTGCATTAGCTTGAGCATTCTTTACATTTTCATTAAAGGTATACGCTTTAACTATATTATCTTGTACAGATTGAGGAAGATTTTTTGCATT